TGGTTTCTTTTTCTTCATGCTATCACCTGCTTGATTTATGTACACAACACCGACTCTATCATGACAATCTACTGAAATAAAGTTATTTTTTTACATTTATTTTATTGACGCGCATCATGATAGCGACTAATCTGTATACAACAGCAACGGAAACGGCAGGAACAAAAAGATGAATATAACAGTACTATCTGAACGAGCTATGGAACTGGCTGCCACCGAGGTCGCTAACGGTAAAATGACCTGCCGTGAGGCTGCAGCGCACTTCTATGTTGACCAAGCAGTGCTTGTCCATAAGGCCAAAGCAAAGCAAAAAGCCATGTTTGATGGTCAGCGAATCGGCACCTATCGGATTAAGTAGGCAGCATGAATACTGAAAACACCTACATAGACCTAGTCAACGGGCAGTGGCAACTAGTGACTGTTGTCAGTGATAGCGATTACTACCCACCGCCGGAGTGTGCAGAATGAGCCATTTAGACAAATCCCTACAGGCACTGGCAGACATTATCCCTAAGCCTGTAATGGTGCATATAAGCCATCCTGTACCAGTGCGAGATATTGACTTCTCAGTCTGCACTTGTGAGTTGACTCACGACACCTACGAGATTCATGGCGCACGATGTATTGACAGCGGGTACGAGATTGACTTGACCGGCGCAACCTATCAGGGCCAGCCGGTAGAGATTGCAGACAGCGACATTGACGCGGCTTATGCCGAATTACTTAACCAAAGGGGGATAGCATAATGGCAAGAGTAATAAAAGAGTGCAACTTTAGGGTTGAGGTTTCCCCGCGTGGACGTGGCGACTTCGGATTTGCCAGCATCGGTGGCCTTCAATGGACGCCAGAGGATGAACTTCGTATATGTAAAAACATTGAGGCCGATATTCGCCGCCATGTATATGATATTGGCAGAACGGATATTGTTTTTGATAGTGAGGAGGTTTGTGAGTATTGCGATGCTGATTGGTCGGAAGGAGACTCTCCTCACAATGGGGGATGCTGTCAAAAAGATATAGAGATAATGGAAGAAATGGAGAAAGACCATGATTGACCTAATGCCAGAACACAGAGAGTACAAAAGGCGGCAGAGCATCGACAACGCTCGGCCCACCGTCTACGCAGACCACGCGGCACTGATCTGTATCCGTATTGTGTCAACCGGCGCGGCCTGTTTGTTACTTGGCACACTGATACTGAAAGCACTTGGGGTATAACGATGAAAATCACCATTGAGATTGAAGTCGAAGCGGATACCGGAACCTATGACGCGCTGAATGCGATCTGGTTGCGCGCCCCTGGCAAGCCCGACATTGACATTACTGACTACCTTCCCGTAGATGACTACGAGAAGATACAGCACGAAGTTGAGTGCGCCGTACACGACAAAGCCACCCGCAAGGCAGAGTCGCGCGATATTCGCGGGGACATTGCGAGGGAGATTCAGCAGGAAGAATTGGCCAGTCGTGCGGCACAGAGGAGGATAGGCGCATGAAATCTGAATTAGTCACAATAGATTCTGAAAACAAACAAGTAGCAACAGCAACGCCAGCCGATCTAATCCGTATCGCTGTTGAGCAGAATATGGATGTTGAAAAGCTATCCAAACTAATGGACTTGCAAGAAAGATGGGAGGCCAATGATGCACGCAAGCAATACTTCGACGCGTTTGCGGCTTTTCAGTCAATGGTTCCGGTTCTCCACAAAAGCAAAGAGGGACACAACTACAAATATGCCCCGCTTGGAGACATTGCGCAACAGATAAAACCATCGCTAGAACAATGCCAGTTGTCTTATCGCTTCGATATTCAGGACACAGGCGATCTTATCAGCGTGACCTGCATTATCAGCCACAGGGCAGGCCATCAGGAAAAAACAACAATGACAGCCGCGCCTGATCCAAGCGGCAGCAAAAACGCAATACAGGCCAGAGGGTCAGCGGTTTCATACTTGCAGCGTTACAGCCTTATCGGTGCGCTTGGGCTTACAACAGCCGATACTGATATGGACGGGAGACTGTCATCAGAAACCATCAGTGACGGACAAGCTGCGAGCATTAAAGCCCGCCTGGAATATACCGGAAGCAACGTGCAGAAGTTCTGCCAGCTTCTCTCTATTCCAAACGTGGACGCAATGCCAGCGAGCAAGTACGCGCAGGCAGATAAGGCGTTGACTCAAAAGGAAAGCAAAATAGCAGAGGAAACCAACAATGCAACTGCATAACTTTGAGCAGGGTTCTCCTGAGTGGTTACAGGCTCGGCTAGGCATACCCACCGCGTCATGCTTTAGCAAGCTGATAACCAGCACCGGAAAGAAATCGACGCAGATAGAGGGTTATTTAAACTCGCTGGTTGCCGAAACTTTGATGGGAGAGCCTCCCGAATCATTCAGCAGTGAGTGGATGGCGCGAGGTACTGAGTTAGAGCCACAGGCGCGCGCGTGGTATGAGTTCCAGACTGATCTTGATGTAGATCAGGTTGGCTTTGTGACGCTGGACAGCGGCATTGCAGGGGCGTCACCGGACGGCCTGACACTAACCGGAGGGCTAGAGCTGAAATGCCCGAAAGCCGAAACCCACGTTGGGTATCTCAGAGCAAACAAGTTGCCAACCGATTACGTCCCGCAGGTTCAAGGCTGTATGTGGATATGCGAGCGCGATTCATGGGACTTTGCCAGCTACCACCCGCTAATGCCAAAACTGCTAATTACAGTCAGGCGCGATGATGCCTTTATCGCAAAGCTTGCCGGGCTGGTGAATGAGGTCAACGAGCGAAAGTTAGAAATACTTGAAACCATAGGGAGAATGGCAGCATGAATACATCAGTTATTGAGTTCAATCAGTTTGAATCTGATCTGGCCGAATACAAATCAAAATACGAAAACGTAGTCTATGACATGACAGTGCCAACGCAAGAAAAGCAGGCGCGATCCGACCGGCTTTCTATCGGTAAGAAAGTGGCGGAACTGGACAGGGTGCACGCGGCAGTAAAAGCGCCACTAAAGGCGCAGGTTGACTTGCTGGATGGTGAGCGCAAGCGCATCAAGGACGGTCTGCTGCTCATTCAAGGGAACATTAAATCACAAATTGAGGAACACGAGGCGGCCCTGCAAGCCATTGAGGACGCGCTGGCCGATCGCGTGGAAGCCATAAAATCGCTGGCAGAATTTGAAGCAAAGCCAACATCTGACTTTGTGCGTGAGCGAATGGAGAAACTAAACGCGATTGAAATAGATGACTCCTTTGCCAACCATGAAGCAAACGCAGCACTTGCGCACCGCAAGAGCCTGGAATCACTCACAGCACTACTAGCAGAAACTGAAAAGTCCGAAGCGGAAGCCGCCGAACTTGAACGCCTGCGCAAAGAATCCGCAGCGCGTGAGCAGGCAGAGCGCGAGGCACGCATTGCACTGGAAGCGGAAAACAAGGCTAAGCAGGAAGCCGCAGACGCTGTAGCTAAAGCGGAGGAGGCCCGTATAAAGGCTGAGAACGATGCGCGTGACGCTGCCGCAAGAGCCAAGCAGGAGGCTATCGAGGCCGCAGGAAGGGCGGAGCGTGAAAAAGCGGAAGCTGTAGCCAAAGCAGAGGCCGAAGCCAAAGCAAAAGCGGAGCAACTGGAGCGCGAACGATTGGCCGCAGAAGAAAAAGAACGAAAGGAAGTAGAGCGCAGAGAGGCCAATAAAAAGCACTGCGCTACTATCAATAACGCCGCAGCAGATGCGTTGGTTCGTGAGTGTGAGCTTACTTCAGCAGACGCTAAAGCGGTTATTGTCGCGATAGCAAAAGGTCTAATCCCATCAACTAGCATCAAGTATTGAGGCAGGCAGCATGAGCAAGGGAGTAAACAAAGTAATTATTGTGGGGAATTTGGGCAATGATCCAGAGGTTAGATACACACAAGCCGGTGCTGCTATTGCCAACATATCGGTAGCAACGTCCGAAACCTGGAAGGACAAGCAAACCGGAGAGCAGCAGGAGCGTACCGAGTGGCACCGTATCGTTGGTTTTAACCGGCTCGGTGAAATCATGGGCGAATACCTGCGCAAAGGCTCAAAGGTTTATGTGGAGGGCAGCTTGCGCACAAGGAAGTGGCAGGACAAGGACGGGCAGGACAGATACACCACTGAGATCGTAGCCAGTGAAATGCAAATGCTTGATAGCAAGGGTGAGGCTAACAAGAGCGCTCCTGCACAGGCACGGCAGGCGGCAGAGCCTAAAGAGCGTACACCCTCTGAAGAATGGGAGGGCTCGGACATACCTTTTTGATGTTCACGGCAGGCACAGCGTTATGCGGATTGGGGTTGTCCCGGTCGGCGCTGTGTTCTGCCACCAATCAACAACAGGAGATAGAGAGTGACGAGAAACCCAATGGATAAAATGTTGGATGCCGTGGAGTGGATACCGTGCGACTCAACGGAGCCTACTGAATTTGACAAAGACCTGCCTCGGCAAACTCATAGCGGAGTGCTGACATTGGCTGGCGTTCCTATCAACGTCATTCAGTTATCAAACGGTATGCGGATTTTCCCTGAAGGCGAGATAGAAAAGTTATTTGCAGCACTACAGGAGATAGGGAATGATCCCCTCCCCTCCCCACCAAAGGAGCAAGGCTAGTGCCTGGAATGGCAGCACGGAATACCGAACAGCTAGCGCAAAGCCCTGACCCAATCCTGAAGTGCTAGCAACTGGTTGCGGGTATCAGCACAGCGCCCATAGTTGCTTGAGACTACTTGTACGACCCTAGCGGCTGTAACTCCTGCGGGGCAGTCATTAGGTGCGCTGGTGGCTTCGGGATTGGCGGGCACTCGATACCCTGCGGCTTTATCTGTGATGCGCACCCCGTCAGAATCAAGGCCACAGTTGCGGCTGGCAGGAGTCTGCACATAGCGAATAACTTCATTGGTGACAATCTCCTTTTCGACCCGGGACTTTTTGTTGCGCTCTATATCGAGCAATGCCGCAGTCTCGATTCTCTCATCCTGCAGCGCCGCTATCTTCTTCGCCTGCTCCACAGCGGCCTGTATTGCCCGCTGGTCGCTTTCCAGTCGTTCCAGTGCAATGGCATCGTGCCGCCAGCCATTGACCCACCATCCGCTTAAAAAGCCGCCTGTTGCGATTACCGCGACAATGGCCAACCTCAAGTACAGAGTCGGCATCACAGCCCCTCTGCGCGCTTGTCGGCAAAGTGCGTGGCCGCGTTTGCAGCACCGAAAAACAGCATTGCGCTCGAGATCAATCCGGCATATTCCACCCCCGACAATTTACCGATCAGTGCAAGGCCGGTAGCCAGATACAGGACGTGCATCGCGTATGTGTACTTGCGATCACCCTTAGCGGGTTTGAAGATTTTTGACAGGAAGCTCATTTGCGCCCCTGGTGTTCCATTGAATAATGGTTGCCATCCTTGAACCTGCCACCCCATGCGCAGTCATGGCCGAGGGACTCCCAATATTCGCCCAGCGGCTTGTGGTCCTCGGTTTTATCGAGATACACACCATCCTTGAACAGGTTGTAATCCTGAGCCAGCCTGATCTTGTGGTTGGAAAGCGCCGAGGAATAGCTTTTCTTCTCCCCATGCTGCCCATGTACTCGTGGATCCCGGTACGCATCGCCGAGCGTCAATTCGTACCCGTTCTCATAAGCCCACTGCACAAGTAGGGATAGCCGGTAGACGAAAATGCGCTGCTTTTCACCAAGCGTTAATGCGTTGCTCATTCGCCAAATCTCCGTTTCAGCTTGTCCATGTCGCGGTCAACGCGCTCTATATCCCTTTCATGGCTGGAATCTGCTTGCTTGAGTAACTGGTGCTCGCGCTCATTGCTGGAGTTGATTCGGTCAGCTTCACTTTTCGTGTAACGATCATCCTGCCCCCTGAGTAGCTCAGTTCGCATTGCTTCCATCGCAAGGGTGAGAGCGGTAATTCGCTGGCTTGCGTCAGTGGCGTTGTTGTTGGCGCTGGTAGCGATTCGCACAGCCTCGGCGGATAGTCCCTCCGTTCGCTTGGTTGACTCGTAGTAAGCTGCCAGACTTTGCTCCTGAGAGCCTTTATACACGGCACCACCGACACCAAGGAATAAAGTAGCAACGCCAGCCCCAAAGGTATAAACAAAGCGCTTTGGTAATCGAGCAGAAACAGTGAAATCGCCGTCATCGTCTTTCCCCGTCATCCGAATATTTCCCCATTGCCGTGACCCTTATCAGCCAGCCCATTCAATCAATAACTGGCCAGAGCCACCCGCAGCACCCGCACCGGAGTCAACGTTCTGGCTGTTGCCACCGCCACCGCCACCGGCACCTGTGTTGTCAGCCGCTGCCGTACCTGCCGTTGGGGAACCAAGCGAACCGACACCGCCAGCACCGCCAGAGCCGTATTGTGTGGAAGCGCCGCCACCGCCACCACCACGGGATGATGTAGCAGCACCACCGGAACCACCGGAGAAGCTTGGCGAACCCTGCCCACTTGCTCCCGTTGTCGAGTTAATGCCATTCCCGCCGCTTCTGCCGCCTGAGAATGCACCACCAATGATTACCAGTGAGTTAGACCCACCGGCACTGTCTGCCGACGACAGTCCACCAGCACCCGCAGCACCGCCGCGCAAGACAAAATCCTTTGTGCCGGTTACGCTAGTGCCCGTCACTGTGGTTGACGTTCCCACTGAACCAGGATTGCCGCTTGCAGTGATAGGAATACCCGCACCACCGGCTCCACCGGCGCCAATGGTGACTGTGAGTGTATCGCCGGGATTGACAGGATAGGCAAAGCCGGACGCCTCATAGCCTGCCTGCCCACCACCGCCACCAGAACCCGCGCCACCGGCATAGCCAGATCCTGCACCACCACCACCGCCGACACCGGACAGGTCAACCACATACACCCCTGCCGGAACCTCGAAACTACCAGAGGATAAAAACAGTTGTGACCGCAGCTTGCCGCTACCGAAAAAACTTGAAAGATTGCTCATATGAATACCCAGCCATAGGTAGAGCCGGTATACACAAGCACACCGGAGAAGTAGGAAATGTCACACACCATGTCGGAGGCGTCATTCATAACGCGCTCACCATTCCTGCCAACCGTGAAGGGGTTTACAACCCACGACCCTGTAATGTCCGTGATGCCCACAGAATCGCCCACAGTCGGCGTTGCAGGTAACGTCATAGCGAATGATCCCACGGTATCGGTATCAATCAGGTAGTTAGTCCCTGCGCCTGCTGTAAATGCGGCTGTGCGTGGCGTGAAGTCTGTCACCACGTCAGTATTGAGTGGTCGCCATTTTGTCGGGCTGGTGGCCGGAGTGTTGCCCGTGTTGCTGCTATCAAGTGACAGCCAAAGCGACTGTCCAGACAAGGCCACGTCGCCCAGCACATAGGAATAGTTGGCGTTATAGACATTCAAAAACCGCACTTCCATCCAGTACATAGGCGAGGAAATAGGGTCATTACCGATATTGCTTGAGATAATCGAGCGATAATTGAGGCCGTTCGAGCCAGTCACCAATGCTTTAGAGCCATAGGTCACGTCACTTGACCATGTGGCCAATGGTGCGACATTCGACGCAGAGCCTACAGGGTCAGATACGTCAATCTGTACACCATCAGCATCCGTTACCCTGATCTTTGCTTCGCCGGTAAAAAACACATTGGGTTGTCTACCTGCGGCATCCAAAACCACCGGATTGCTGTTAGGGATAGTCTCCGCATCGTCCGAGAACGTGGTTTTGTCGGTTTCTGTCCCAGGCTCATAGAAAAACAGCAAGCCACCTGACAGCGGATCACCGTTATCATCGAACCACTGATCTCCGCCCCAGCCATATCGTGCCATTATTTTTCACCCTTTTTGAGTAGTTCGCGCATGGCTTTCATTGCCCGCTGCTCATTCTTGCCCATCGCTTTTTTCCCGGCCCACGCAGCACCGTCTTTGAGCATTCCGGCGGCAGTCATGTTTCCGGTCATCGTTTCCGCGCCGCGCTGTACGGCCTTATCAACATCTCCGAATAGTGACGTGCCGGAGGATGGGCCGAACATCTTATCTAACTCATTGGCAAAGCCCGCCAAACCAATCAGGTCATCATTCTCTAGCATCGCGGGAGTAACACCGCTGCGCGCCTGAATCGGCTTGTAAGGAACCAGATCAGTGCCAGGCGTGATGTATTTGCGGGCAATAGAATCAAGCCCCTCCACTGCATCCCGAAGGCGACCATTGGACTGCGCGTTGCTCAGGAATCGGCGACCGAGGTTGCCCAGCGTTAGGTCTGCGGTCGGCGAGTAAGGGTCAAATTTCTTGCCAGTAATATCGGCAATGTCATCAAGCTTCTGCCGCGTCTCCGAGTACTGCGTGTTGACCTTGTTGTAGGCTTCAAAATTCGTGTCTAGAACGCCGTCAATGTCGTGGCGAAGGGTCTTTAGCAGGCCCTCGGTTTTGCCGCTCAGGCCGCGCGCGTTCTTGCCATAGCTCACTTGTTCATCAATGAACTTTTTCAGGCGGTGGACATCGTAGGCGTCCGAAACCTGGGTATTCGGCATCCGATTCAGGACATTGCGAATCACCCGCTGCGGCCCCGGAACGCCCTCAAGGTCGGAGCCTTGGAACGAGACTGTGCTAGACTTGGGGTCGAACTTAACGCCCATGCCTTCTAGTTCGCCGAGGAAGGAATTCACTGCAGGGGACACATCCACTTGAGCGCCCTTAAGCCCGTCGGCTACATCATCCAATCGGACAGCGGCGACCCTATTAGCCTCCCGCACCACCTTGATCCTGTTGTCTATGGAATTCCCAAGTATATTCAGCGGTCGCGCATCAAGCCCGCCACGCCAATTTTTCTGGCGCTGCTCTACTACATCCACCATGGCCGTCATGTTTTTACGAGTATCTGGCCCGGCTGATTGAATGTAGGACACAAAACCCGGATCAAAGCCCTGCCATTCCGCAGCGGTTTGGGTCGCGTCCTTGACTACATTCCCTGCGGCGTCCAGCTTCTTGCCGAACCCGGCTACATCGCCCTCTCCGCGCAACAGCGCCAGCTTTTCATCAACAGGCGAAACATAGGGACCAGCCCCGATATACTCCTGAACCTTTCCGATTAATGGGGTCGTAGCGGTCGCGCCTGGCTTCGCTGTTCCGATTCCGAGAAACTCGGATGCGGCACCGGGAAGGGTTGCCAGGTTGCGCGGCACTTGCGCGAACCCTGCGGCTGCCGGGATATTCGCCCCAAGGCCCTCCACCACATCCCGAGCAGTGCCCGGCGGCATGGTGTGCATGGTGAGGGAGCCGAGTATTTCACTTACAGCAGGCACTTGCTTGTCGGAACCGGCCATGCGAAGGATCGCGTTAGCGGGGTCAGTGGTGAAGAAATCCACGGTATCGAATATCGCGCGATTCCCAACGCCAGCTAACTCCCCCGCTACCGCCCTAGCATCCCCCGCCGCCCCGCGCATCTTGTCATAGAAGGAGGGTTCTGGTTGCTGTGGCTGTGCTTGTGGTTGCTCCGGCTGCGTCATTTGAGCTATTTGCGACTCAATCAGCGCCTGCGCCTGTTCTGGCGTAGTTCCATCGGCAACCTCAAAACGGGCTACGCGACCATCGGGCATTTCAAAGCGAGCAACAGGCATTATTCAAACCCCAGGAATTTAACGCCGCCGGTTGCAGGTTGTTGGACGCCGCCCTGTGGTGATCTGCCCTCTTGTGGATTATCGGATCCAAGCTTGGCGCGAACAATGGAATCTATTGTTTGCAATTTAAACTTGACGGTTTCAGGGTGGTCTTTTCGCCCCGGCAACATATCGGTTAAAAGCTGTTGGTCTTTGTCGGTAAACACGCCTTCACCAGCACTGCGGAAAATTTGCTTGAGAACCGGCGTCATCGCTGATCGGGCACCCTCGGCCTGCTGTGCGCTAACAGTAACAGCGGGCAACCATCCAGCAACGGGGCCGGTAGTGGTCGCACCCATGCTGTCAGCAAGTGCGTTAATGCCTGATTCATAGGCGTTAAATGCCGTTGTGTTGTTACGTTGCTGTGTTCCTCGATCAACATCGGCAGAGGCTTGCTGTGTTGCTGTAGTGGTTGCCGCTGCAATCCCAGGCGCTGTTTGCGCTTCCACCTGAGCCTGTCGCATAGCCACATGCTCGGCGGTAAGTGGCTCGTATATCATCCGTTGTTGACCCTGAGCACCCGCCATTGCGCCTGACTTCTGCCCCGCGTAGTTAATCTCATTTTGCATGGCTTGCTGCAATGCAGCCTGCGCTTCTGCCCCCTCAACACGCTGGCCATTGGGTAAAACAACTGCCACCGAACCATCAGGCAGAACCATTTGCACAGTGCCATCCACAAACTGACGCGTTTTGGCAGACGCCATGCCGCCTTGCGCTGTCTGCGCTGCAAGGTCGCCTGTCTGTATGCCTATATCAATATAGTTCCCTATGGTCTTGGATAAATACTGCTGTGCTTTGGCTTGTGCCTCTGGATTGCTGGGATTTGCAGCTATTGCGGCCAAGTCATACATTTGCCGCGTATGCTCATCATTGTTATCAACCGCGCCGCCAAGCCTGCTCATGTGCTCCAACCGGCTAGCGTTAAGCTTCTGTATACCTGACCAGTCACCTGAAGCGGCCATCTGTTTGCTGGTGAGTACATCAGTGTAAAAGGCTCGCAGCCTCTCCTTGTTTTGCGCCTCACGCTCTCTGGACTGCTGTTCTTTTTGCAGGGTCATGGCGTTTTGAAATTGCACACCCTGCCCCAAAAGACCCGCCCCGAAGCCCTGTAGCGCCTGCCCTAATTGGCTAATGTCGGCCATAATTTATAACCTCAAGTCCTATACATGCCAGCATATTGGCTCGTACTAAAAGGCTGTAACTGGTTTGCCTGCGATGCCTGATAGCCGTTGTAAGCCTGCATTGCACCACCCGCCGCCTGAAGTGCATTACCGGCATTCGTCATAAACGCATTAGGTTGTACAAACTGGCCAACAGATGGTAGTTGCGATTGCGCCTGCGCCTGCCCTGTTTGCAGTCCAGCAAGGATACTTGCGAGACTTTCCTGAGACGCACCAGCGTTCAAGCCACCGCCCTGCAACAGGGTGGCAAGGTTGCTGCTACCAGAACCCATCAGGTTTGACTGATTAATACCGCCCTGGTTTTGCAGGTTGGCGAGCGCCGATGTAGTTCCTCCGATATTGGCGCTTAGGCCCGTACCGGCATTAAAGGCGTACTGTGCCTTGTCCCGCGCAAGCGCTGTACCGGCAGCAAGACCTGCGTTTGATAGGCTGGCGTCTGCCCCGATCTGCGCACCAATCAGGCCAGCATGTTGCGCGCCAGCACTGGTCGCCGCACCGCCCATCATGTTGTACAGGTTGTTCTGCAACTGAGATCCCTGCATCCCGCGATCAGCAACCGAACCAATGTTGTTAAACTGGTTCTGGAAATCCTGCTGTGCCATCCCCATTGCTTGGCGCTGTAGCTCCTGCCGGATGTTACCACCACCCAAACCGCCGATAGCAGCCTGATTACGCAATAGACCGCGCTCGGCTTGCTGCTGTAACCATTGTTGGCCGGGAGAGCTTTGGAAGTTGTTGTACGCCTCTTGCTGTGCTCCTTGTCCCAATGTGCCGGACAGTGCCGCTTGCATTTGCTGGGCCTGTATTCCCGGCTCCACATAGCCGTTGACGGCATTGATTCCGCTCTGCCCCTGGTGCATGGCAAGGTTTCGATTGTAGTCAATGGGATTGCCCGACTGCACAGGTCGCTGCATAGAGTTTATTGACAGCGCTTGGTTAGCACCCGCAAGACCATAAGCAGGAGCGCGCTGCGGCCCTGTGCCCATGCTCAGTGCCTGATTCGCCCCACGAAGCCCATAGGCGGGCGCCTGCGGTTGCACATAGGGTTGTATTTGTCCCATTACTCCGACCATTATCGCATTCCTTGCAGAAGTAGCGCGTAATTCAGCGGTTGTTCTGCGGGTTGTTGTTGAACGGGTTGTTGCGCTGGACTTATATTGCTAAAGCTCGGCAGCGTCTGGCTGTAGTTGGAGGAGTCCGGCATAGGTGCTGTACGGAACTTTGTCCCGTCCATAGGAATGCCGCCGCCGACATAGTTGGGAACTTGTTGCTGTGCCCAAGAATAATCAGGGTTTAGCTGTTGCGCCTGTAACTGACTGTAGTCAATAGGCATACCAAGAATGGCGTTGTTTTGTTGCGGCAGGCCAGCCAGCAAGGTTGATTGCGCTTGGTAATTCCCAAGATTCAACATACGCCCCTGCTCTGGAATCGCGCTGCCAAAAACATCGAACGCGGCCTGCTGGCCAAGATTCCTGTTCTGTTGGGCAGCATCAAATAGCGGCAGCACGTCTTGACGCGCTTTCTGCCCCTGATCCCGAATAAACTGCATATTCTCGCGGTTCTGTTTTTTCTGCGCCTTTGCTGCATCCTTGGAACCTTTCATTCCAAAAGCACCAGAAACCACAGAAGCTCCGACGATTCCTGTCGCTACCCACGTCATATAACACCCCCTTCTAACCTAATTTGGTCAAATGCTTCAAAATCAGGCGCGATAACCTCCGCCTCGATTTCCTCTAGATTCTCTGTGTTGCCCGGATTAGCATGGATCGTCAGCCACTCGGTATCCTCAATGGCATACACTGCCCGCTTGGTTCCTGGCTCACTTACCCAAATACGTGGCCCGGCAATCGTTTCCTCGCCAAACTCCGTCACCACCCGAACAACACCACGAGTAATCACATTGATATGCGCATGGTTGTGTATCTTCCCGACTACACACATATCGGCAGGAATGAACATTTTTCTACCGTACATTCCCGGCGCAAAAAAATGCTCGTTGTAGCGCTCTGTTGCCTCGGCGCTATTGATTGCCCCAGGTATTGTCGCTATCAGCGACTCAAGGGCCATAATGTCAGCGCGAGGTCTACCGATTGCGTTCATGTTCCCCCCTAAACCGCCAACCAGCCGAGTTTTGTGTTCCCGGCTATGTCGGTCAGCATTTTTCGATATTCAATTGCACCCGCCGCGCCTATCCGGTTGATATAGAGCGTGAATTGCGGCGCATCTACCACACCCTCTGGGCTTCCCGTTCCAATAATCGGCAGGTTGTTGCCAAGCCGCGTCATCTGGTCACGGAATGCCTGCTCCATTGTCCTGTCCTCACGCACAATGGGCTGCGCTGCATTAAGCTGCGGCAAGAGAGCCTCCGTAGGAATCATTTAGCGTTTGATGTGTTAAAATGGCGGGGCGCTGGAAGCTACCAACTTCCAGTCCCCTAACCCCAATCCGCATTCGAGGTGCATCATGGAGCTGACGCAAGAATACCTTAAATCTATTCTCAACTATTGCCCTGAGACCGGGGTTTTTACTAGGCTTGTCCCTGTCGGATGTCGCGCAAAAGTTGGCGATATTGCTGGCTCCGCAGACAAGAAAGGTTATCGCCTGATAGGCATATCCGGAAAAACTTACAAGGCGCACCGCCTCGCATGGTTGTACATGACAGGAACGCTTCCATCTAAGCAGATTGACCATATTGACGGGGAGAAATCTAATAATAGATTTTCCAACCTTCGAGAAGCGACTAACGCCCAAAATCAATCGAATAGGCCAGTAAGCCAAAACAGTAAGTCCGGCTATAAAGGTGTATACCTTGTTAAATGGAATAGGGAGCGCCCATGGATGGCTCAAATTAAGGTCATGGGAAAAGATACCTATCTCGGCGTGTTTAAAACCAAAGAGCTTGCTCATGCAGCCTACTGTAAAGCGGCTGAAAAGCACCACGGAGACTTTGCTCACTATTGAGCCAGCATTATCGCTATGCTGCGGCATCGTCCATGCCCTCCATGTGTGCCGTAAGCTGGATAAAGACAGGTTTCACAGGGTCTGCCATAGTGAAGCGGTACACATCAAACCGCGCAGAACGCCCATTCCTTCGCCACACCGCACGGCGGGAGTATTCCCCTATTCGACCCATTGGTCTGGCGCGTTCATCGCTCCACGTCTTTCCACCGTTACGGGACACTTGCAGCGTAATCACCGGATCAGGTTCAGCCGCGTTGCCTACACCGCTTTCAAGCGTCAATTCCAGAGCCGGGACAAAAAACGGCTGCATATTGTTCTGGAATGGCTGTGTTGCCCATCGCCTGACAATTTCCGTGCCATATTCGGTATAGGTGTCTATACCTAAAACACCGATACGCCCGTCCAGCGCGTCACTGGCGAGGATTACGCCACCCACCGAGACAAGATCACTAACGCGATACGAAATTGTTGATACAGTCCCATCAGGATTATAAATACGCGATTTACGCTCATGCCATTTACCCGTAGTCGTGTCGAACACCAGTGCTGATTCAGGCAATGAAAAGCCGACGAAGTAATGCCCTGATTGCCCATAGCTCCACGCGTAGACATTGGCCAACTCTGTGCCAGTCAGTCGCTGTAAAATGGCGTCAATGGCCTCTGTGGAGACTTTGACGGTATCGTTGCCCTGTAGCATCCAGATTCCCGGCCCTTCATTCACTCCAGCACCCAAAAACATAAAGGTTGAGCTGGTCAGGATCACCGAGAACGGCGCAATCACACCTTGCGACAAAAACAATCCGGTACGCTGGAAGGGAAACTCAGCGCCGCCAATGTTGTTAAACCCCTCGATAGTCAGTGCGCCACCAATAAAAAGCTGGTTTTTAAAGACCACCGGGACAACGGAATTGTCAGGTGATGATTCTGCCGAACCAAAGTCCAGCGCGTTCCAGTCAAGACCGTCATTCAGCGCGGAGACAATGAACTTCCCCCCTTCATCGGTTGTGCAGACAAAGTACCCGTCAACAAACACAACGTATTGCGGGTTGCCGTTCGCCGTGAAATCGGTATCGGTAATCTGCGCGAGTACGTCAGGGGATTCTGTGAAGATGTATCCATTCCCTCCTGGCACCAGAATCATCAACTGTGTGCCGTTGTCAGCCATAGACACGCGACCCGATCCAGCGATAAAACCAATATTGGTCAGGGAAAAGTCTGCATTAAGCCTGAACAGGTTCGCACCCTGCACAAAGTACGGGCTTCCGTTAAGCACATGAGAGCCACGGTTAGCGTCCAGAATCGAATCGCCGGAACGGGCTACCTCTGACAAGCCTGGAATCCCTAACAGCGTGTCAGCGCTTAAAGCAGGGGCTTGCGGCATGTGCGGGAATACATTGGTGCATTCCTGCGCGCTAATCGGCAGTGAGTCCGACACATAGAACCCTGCGGCGGTCATTGGCAGCACGGTGACAGGCATTAGTTCAGCCTCACAATCGCATCAGTCACAGTGATGTTGACCGTATCGGTGCGGTTGGCTACATAGAATTCAAGGTAATCACCCGGGTCGAGCGTCAGGCTTCCAGTAATCGGCACAGCCAGCGGACTGGTAGTCAATGCAGTCTCGGCATAGAGCACAATGTCACCGTTCTGCACAACACCGACAAATCCGGTAGCAATCGTTGCCGCGCCTACCATTACAAAGCTGGCATCAATCCGAACATCAATCCGGTTACCCGTGTTCACAATGCGGCCTGAAATATCAGGCTGGAAGTTGCGGAACTTGTTAAGCGTCCAGAAACCGGCGATTTTCTCAGCACCAGAAACAACCGTAATGTCGGTTGGCCTGCGGTTGTCGGCCATTGTCATCACAACAAACGGGGTGATATTCAGCGTAAATATGTTGCTGTCGTGGTGGTTATAGTTGCCACTGCCTGCTGGCAATGTCGTTGGGTAGGTTGTTTCTCCCACATTGACACCCAGAGACTGCATGGCAATCATGCCCTCTGCCGCCTGCTTGATTAGCGCGGCAGATACTCGGCCGGAGAATTGCGGCGCAAGTTCAATCGCAAGGTTGGCCACAACGCCACGGATAGCCCCGTTGGGGATGGTTGCGGTATCAGACAAGCCACAGGCACGGCTGTACCCCAATTGTATCCCCTGCACTTCCAATGCCGCCATATAGTCATTGAGCGCGTCAAGACCGTCCTGATACTCGTCAGGCTGCAAAACACCGTCAGCACCTTCAACCAGTATCGCTTTAAGCGCCCGCTGGATAATGTCGCCAACTGTCGTCAACCCAAAGCAGTACGAGGGCCGTACACTGACAGGCACCGGAATGACAGGATTGAAGCCAGCAACTACCGTAGCAGCGTTGGCGATGGGGATTGACGCTATGGGAAAGGAGGCTGTCATGTGACAATCAGTCCTGATTTTTTGAGCGCCCACACAATGTCATTCACTGTGTACGCGGTTGACCCTGTGTTGCCTGTCCATGTGCTCAGGGATGTAGCACCCGTACCGCCACCGGCAACAAACGCACCACCCACACCGGAACCCGCAGTAGGCTGCGTGGTAACAGGAGTGAAGCCCCAGAATCCCGGCGCGCCTTGATAGTTAAACCGCACCCGCACCGCTGTTCCTGTGCGGATCTCGAGCAACTGGCCTGCTGTTTGCGCAGTCGTTGTATCAAAGTAAAAGGAGGTGCTTGAGCCGTTACCGTGAGCGTTTACAAATGCCATTACGCCAGCAGTGGCTGTGTTTGTGGCTGTGAATGCTATCCCGCCAAATACCGCGCCAATCGCCAGGGTAGCGGCGGTATCGAGAACATAGGGACGAAGAACGATATTCCCGTTAAAGGTAAGGTCATTACCTATAATCTCACCGCTTGTAATCGTTAAATCACCGTTGGTCAGCGTCACGTTTCCACTGGTCAAGCCTAGATTGCCGCTGGTCAGCGTGGCACTGCCTGACCGGATAGTCAGGTTTCCATTCAGGCTTGTTGGCAGCGTGTCTATCTGGTAAATCGCAAAATCACCAGCGACCGAAGTAGTTCCACCCAACAACAAGTGGGTCAGGTTGGTATTGATTGCGCTCGAAAGGTTCGACGCAAAGCCTACTTCACTGACCACACTTCCAGTACGCCCACCGAACACACCGTTATACGGAATCTCCGCAATAAAGTGCTTGAGCGAAGTAAACGTGACATTCGTGTTGACCTGTGGCGAGGAGGTGAACGATTGTCCGTTACCTACCGTCAGCGTGGCACCGTTGATACCTTCGAACGTTGGGGCAGAGACAAACGACAACTGACCAAGTCCGCCAAACCCTACTGACGTTGTGTCAGCCCTGTACGTGGTGACGTCATAGCCAAAAATGACAGAGCCCAGGTTGGCCGCTGCCGCTGTCTGGTTGCGAACAATAGCGTTCGACGTGTTGCCAATCACATACCCGAACACATCAGCCGAAGCGGTGAGTGTGTGGGTTCCTGAAATCGAGAAACGTCCGGGTAAAATCGTCCCGCCCGCAGAGGATACGCTCGGCCCCCATTGGGTAAGGATATTACTCAGCAGGAAGCCGCCGCCATCCGTGTTACCGGAGAACGCTGTTCCCATTGCAGTCGAACCCTTTGCACCCTTCTGGCCGATATTCAGCCACATATCAGCCGCTGTCTCGCCCATTGTGGTTTGGTGGATAGAGTTCCTGTGGATACTGTCCGATGTTCCAATTACTGAGTTGTCGGCAGAAATCAATCCCGTAGGACTTGGCACCGTAAACAACAACGATTTGCATTCATTGAACAGCCGCGCGTTGCCATCAAAGTCAGCAAACGCCTCTTGTAATCCACCGCCCGCAACCGTGCCTGCGGGAACGTCAGAGCTGTACCAGCGTGTAGCCCATTGTTTTGCCCAGCCTCCAATCGTGGTGCCGGTTTCCGCGCCGTTGATAAACGCGATCATGTCAGTGACAAAGCCGCTGTTTGCCTGCGCCATTGTGCGACTTGCACCGGCATAGGTTGAGGTGTAAATCGCATTGCCGGAGGAAATATCACAGTACGCAATATCAACGTAATTGACAGCATACGCGGCAGGCAGTCCAGTCCCTGCGTTGGCGGCAGCAAGTGCGTTGTTTACCGCGGTGCAGCACCAGTACCACATATTGTTGTTTGATGACCAGTCGCCGTTAAAGTTGTTCAGCGAGTCCGTATCACCCATCGAGGGGTTATACAGGTCGCTTGGTACGCCACCCATCCATGTGGGGATGACAAGCACAATCCCGCCCTTTTGCTCCTGTATCCTGTTGGCCATCTCTAGCCACTGCGTACCCACCTGGCCGCCGTAGTAGCCCACCATGCGAGATCCGGCAGGGACGTTAAGAGGCGTTGCAGCGTGGTCTGCGTTCTGCCATGTCGCGTCCTGTCTGTCCCACGTTGTAGCCTGCCAAATGTAAACAGAGGTATTGGTTACCAGTGGGACAGGAGGTGAACCGGTTGGTGGCGTGGTTCCGGCATTAAAGCCAGCGCACTGGCTGTTGCCGGTCGCCATAATAACCGTAACGCCCGCTACGCTGTTAGCACCGACAATCGGTGCAGCGCCCAGCGTTCCGCGTATCGCCGCGTTGCTGGTCTTTGAAAGCGCCGAACCTGCCGCGCTTGATACAGTCGTAACGTTGGTGAGCTTGGCTGTTGCAGTTGCCAATGGAGCGTCATTTCTGGTCAGCATCGTCGTATTGGCGACGATATAGACCAGCTTGTTGCCGCTCTGCCAATCAACCGCGAGACCGCCATTGCTTGAGGTGCTGATACTGTCCCGCGTCAGCGTGGCACCACTTGCACTCCATGTGCCAATGCCGGTTTCATAGCCAGCGTCACCACTGACATAAGTCACCTTGTAAGCGTACTCGTTACCGTCTGTGAGATTGCCAATAATCGGCTCATATTGGGTTAAGGTATCTGCCCCGATAACATACGCGCCTGTGCCTGTGGAAGCGGTAACGCCAGCCGTGTTGTCAATGAAATCTGCCATGTGTTACCCCTGAATTCGTGCGACTACTTGGCCGCTTTTTTAACCTTGTCCTTTTTGGAATCCTTTGACGCCTCAACCCATCCGCTTGCCTTTGCCAGCGCTCGGTTAGCCTCGTTGTCGGAAACCGTTATCTCGGTGCCACTTGGACGAATAAATGTGACTTCACTCATATGCGTTACCTAAAAAAAATGGCGGGTCAGATTGCTCCGAACCCGCCAAACACCTACAGGAGACTCAATTAGACACCGAAGCCCTGTCCTGCAAAGAACGGGTTAAGCGTTCCGTAGGCAGGTAGCAAGTCAAAACGGATTGAGTTGGTGTTGGTATCACCATTGCTGTACTTGGTGCAGCGCAGAGTCATACCATCTTCAGTAGTCGCTACGGTATCCCAGCCGTTCAGCTTGGGCAGCTTCACAGTGGCCAGTGCAAACGCTTCCTTGTGGTAGAACAAGGCAGGCTGTACAACAGCACCGGATGTTCCCAAGATAGTCACAACATCACCGGAGACAATCGCCGCAGAAGTGGTGTTGTAAGCACCCGCCGCTTCGTAGATTGCTGGGCCAGCGATAGTGAGCACACCAGCGCCGCCAGTCAGGGTAACATCCTCAGTGATCACGCCACGGAACAGGATTTGCGCGCCAGTGCTGTCGAAAATCGGCAGTCGGGTTGCACCTGAAACGCGGTATTTGCCAGTCACCTGAACAATGTCACCTGCTTTGGCTACAGCACCGGAGGTAAAGCCGGATACTGACCACGCTTGAGTCATGGTGTCTTTGTTGGTGAGGTATGTCACATCAGGGTTAGCTGCCAAAACACCCGCCAAGTCAGCCGCAGTGGTTACTGTACGGGAGTTCAGCGCATTGGAGCGCATGACGCGCATACCGGCAAAGTTCTTGCGGATCGTCGCATCACCCCATGCGTCATTAACCAGACTGTCAGAGCCGGAAGCGAGCGCAGATTGTGCAGCCGCAAGCGCAGTCTCTTGACCCGGTGACATGGTGTAATACCACGCGCTGTCAGAAGGAACGCCAAGCGAGGACATAAGCGAACCAGCACCCGCTACATCGCTCCACGCATCAACAGCGGTACCCGGTGTGCCATACGACAGGTTACAGTTGTTCGCCATATACGCGGCGTAGTCTGTTTCCAAGTCAGTGATGATACGGGTTGCCATTGGTGCCGTAAGCTGGTCAAGCTGATCCGCCTTGATTGCCTCATCAACGTTAGCAACGTCAACTGCAATGGTGAAAAAGTCTTGCACCGTTGCGCTGGCTTTGGCTGTGATAATTGATCCTTTGTTGCCGGTAATATCACCGCCAGCGGTACGCACTGACTTGTAATCAGTCGGGCGCTTGATATCAACGACTGTGCCGCTTGCAGGGTTAAACTGCCCCTGGAACGTCTGTGTGTTGACTGTTCGGGTTAAAACACGATTGGACTGAAAGCCCTTAAGAAAAGACCGCATTACTTTGCGGGTGTAGTTACTGTCAAAATTATTGGCCATGAGAATATCCCTCGTTAGGCAAAGTTAGAATTGCTACCAACTCCGCGCCGTTTCGGAATATTTACCGGCCAGCCCCCTTGCGGGGTAAATCAAGCCTGAAAGACTGCTTTCAGTGAATTGAGGATATGCAAACTATCGACAGGGTTGTCAATACTTATTTCAGATAGAAAAAAGGGGCCGAAGCCCCAAGCGCTACTGCCCTGTTATTCAAACTTGACGCCTTTCAATCGGCTGTCACCCTCCGGCGCACCCGACCCGCGCAAAGTCTCAATCGGTTCAGGTGGAGGATTCACTGGCGCTTTTTTGGACTTCGGTTTAATCGTTGACTCAATGTAGGCCGCAGCCCGTAATGGGCTTAATACGTTGATTGCATCAAGCTCCAGCGGGTTTTTTGCCAGATAGGTTGTAATACTTGGCCCCAAATCATCATCGAGTATGTACCGCGCCACCTCGTCGTTAATGCCGTACATTGCCACCTTTTCGCCTGCCGCTTTCAACTCCTCTGCCTTGATACCCTGTATCTTGGCTCTGCCCGAGTAGCTTTCAACGAGAGATTGTATTTCCTCCTGCCGCTTCTGAGCCTGCTGTTGCCGCTCCTGCTCGGCAGTGTATTGCTGGTGCTGTACGGACATGTCATATTGCATCTGGTCGCGCACAGCCTGGTTGTACCGCTGCAAATTCTGCTCAAAGTTATCATCGTACCGATCAGGGTAATCCGGTATCTGTGGCCGCTGCGGTTGCTTGAGCCGGTTTAGCTCCTCTTGATACTGTCTCGCCTGTTGCTCTAGTTCTTCGGCCTTGCGCTCTGCCTCGCGCTGTTTCGCTACCTTGCGGGCAATCGCCTCGTTAAATACCTCCTGCTGCTCAGGGGTAAACTCAGGCACTGCTTTCTTTTCGGCCTTGACAGGCTCAACCTCTGGATCAGTCTCCTGCTCTGGTTCCTGCTCAGTTTCCTGCGCGGGTTCCGCTGGTTCCGGTACATCAACCTCCGGCGCGTCAACAGGCGCGTCCTCTGGCTCGCTGTCGTCAAAGATTATGTTTTCTTCTTGCATTGTTATCTCTCCGTTGCCGGGGAAACGCGCCCCGTTCGCTTGCTGATAATAATCAGCTAGTTGGGCCGCAAGGCATCGTTCATATCTTTCATGGCTTTTGCATCATAGGTAGGCAGTTTTCCTTGTACTTCCACCCACTGAATGTCTACCTTTTTGCGGTCAGTCTCTGCCTCATACGCTTTAATTTGCAGCTCTTGTGTCCTGATTTGTATGTCTGCGGCAGACTCTTGCGCCTTAGTCTGGGAGTTCATCAGATCAGATTGCGCCTTAGCCTGCTCTGCCATCGCAAGCACCATGTTCGGGTCTTGCACTTGCTCTTGGTTTTGCTGCGACTGCTGCAACTGCGCAAGCTCCTCCTCCGTCATCTGGTCTTGAGGAATCATTCCGGCAGCAAACAATCTGGCCCGCTCGCGGTCTGCCACGTCACCCATGCCGGGAGAATTGATGTTCCTGAGCAAAATATCGCCAGACAGGTCAAGAATGTCCGGCTTGATAGCGCCAATCTCTGTTAATGCCTTCACAGTCTCGGACTGCCGCGACTTGAATGCAGGGCCTGACGTACAGACAACATCATACTTCCCAATCGACAGGTCGTTTAGCTCCTCAACCTCACCTGTTTGCTGGTCGATTATCTGGATGCCGATGGTTCTCATGCTTTGTGTGCCATCCTCACCCAACAACCGCACTTGACGCCCGGGCTCATACACTCGCGGTATTGCATCCACCAGAATGCGCCCTGTTTGCGCCTGAGCGACTTCCCGCGCAGCAATGTACTTGTTACTCCCTACATCTCCACGATCTTGCAGTGCCTCAATAGCCACGCCTGATTGCAGATTGGGATTGTCACCCATGTTGGCAGCAAACATGCCGGAGGACAGGCCAATAATGTCCTGCATTGATTGCGATACGCTGGCTACACCGGGATTGATCTGCGCACCACCTACCTGAACCGGAGGCCCTGGAACCTGTTCATCATTGACGTATAGCTGTATTGGGTCAGCGTTTGTGTTCAGCGTGGCGAGTTGTTGCTTATAAGGCCCAACCTGTTTCGCTGTCATCCAGTATTTAGCACGAGGCGCGAGCGCAGCCTCCTCAACTTCCCTTGACTTGCTGTAGTTGTATACCCTTTGCGGGTCAATCAGCTTTTCAACCACGCCACGGTAGAGAATCTTGTCCTCGTAGTAATCGAAGTTGGCGTAAACAGGGACAACAGGAAGCCAATTCCTGAACACAGTCTCCCTTGACTCAGATAACCACTCATTGGTATCGAACAACCGAGAGCACACCACATACTCGTTACGCGTTCTGCGGCGCTTTTCGGTCACACCACTGGCGGCGAGCTCGTCTTTCAGCTTCGCAAAATCATCGTCATCCTCAAGCACCATGCCGTTGTCCATCAGGATTAGCGTTCTCGGCACTTCCTTGATGTAGATAAACTCGCCTACCATGATTAAATCTTCACGGTAGTAATAGCTTTCCGTAGTTTCATCGGTGCTAACACTGTCGCCCGTACCATCGGGGAACTTTGCCCGATAATCGGCCTTAGTCATGCCGGTCAAAATCCAGCACATTTTAGCGTCGGACGCGTCAGGCATGGTGTGGTGGCCAATCCAGCACGAGTTGATAAAGTCGGGAATCTTCTCGATTACCAAGTCCTGATCAAATGAGTCTCCGTCAACGTACTTTGAAACTACACGCCAACCATCAAGCCCGCGGGTAATCATTGCGCGGCTGGCTTGGCTGTAAACCATGTCAGCCTTAGATATGTTCTGGATATTCCGTATCATGTCATCAAAGGTTTCTGCAATCTCCTGACTGGCATCACCACCAGACGGGCTAACCTGAATGCTAAAATCTGAGCGCTCAATTGCTCCTATGATCTGGTCTACAACAGGGGTTGTGAGGTCGAAGGTATAACGGGGTTTTCCGTCTGACGCGTCCCACCACTGCTGTTCCCATTGCCCATTGCGCTTGGATATAAAGATTGCCGCCTCACGCGCCTGCTCGCGGTTGTCGTGGTCAGCTTCCTGCGCGACTTTCAACTGTGCCAAGCACCAATCATGCTTATCGTAGTCTTTGGCCTCTACGCCATCATCATCAAGATTGTCGTCACTGTACTTGGCCATCAGCCCCACCCCTTGAAATCTATATGAACCGGAGCGGTTTCTGTCTCCGGTTGTAGCATTAACATCATTAAACTGTCAGCCAGGTTTGGTGACTTCATCTCATACGGCTTTTTAGCCAGATCAACCTTGCTCACTATTTGAATCTTGCCGTTGTTGTTGGGCTTGCGTGGAATGCGGCACACCTCTGCCCGCAGCGCTTCCATACACTCAATCTCGCTTGACAGTGAAATCATGTCATCAGGATTGACGTACTCCCCACGCACCACCGCCCTGTAGGTTGCATAAAACCTGTCAGCCAACCGGATGTAATACTGCGCCCTCTTGTTGGCGAACGTGTCTTTGTTGGACTTGCGCCTGCCAGCATCAAAGGCTTTGGCCTCGATGTACTCCTGCTCTGGATGCTCCGGTGACTCTGAGCCCCGGAACATGGTGTACTGGATGGACTTGCCCTGTAGCGCAGCGTCAACCTGTCGCTTTAACGCAACGCCAAGCCCGTCACAGTCCCATGTAAAATGATCTACCCTCGCGTTAATGGCCTTTCCCAGCGCCCAATCAGTACCCTCGTTGGAGTCACCTATTGCACTGGAACAGACAGCCTCAACCAATGAGCCATGTCGCTGTGCATAGCCTTTGTCATCCGGCCCCAGGTCTGACGGGTCATAGGCCGCAATCCGCGCCCCTGTGGGCTTCCACCCAAGTTTGATATGCGCATCTATCGCTGCGTCGAACCAGTCAACCGGTATGATAGAGTTCGCTACCTCGTCGTTGTAAAAGCCAAGCCACTTGTTCCTGTAGGCTGTGGTGGACATATTCTGCTCATCGAACGCCCTTTCTGGTTCAAGCTCTGAGTGCCAGGGATTGTCTGTGTAGTTCATCCACACAAACAAGTGCAAGTCATCCTCGTAAATGCCGTGCTCTAGCAGTTGGCTGTAAAACGGCTTGAGAAACCGTTGAGACATTGGGTCAGCGCTGGACTGCGGGTTAAAGGTAAACCAGATTTCCGAGTCAGCCTCACGGATTGTAGGTGTCAGTGTCTCGATAGAATGGGTTGATAGCGCTTGTGCCTCCTCTACCCATGCCGCCTTGAAGCCGAACATGGACTTAACACCGTCCGTGTTCCTCGCTAAGCCCCTGAACTTGAATACATCATCACCGTTTAGGCGAATCGCTTTGTCTGTTACCTCAAAGTTTGTCCAGTAGTGAGAGCGTATCTGGTCAGCCAGGAGAGCATGAACCGAGTCCTCGATGGTGTTCTGCATTTCCCTGAGACAAAGCGTTTTTGTCCCATAGTCTTTCGCTTGTGCAGAAAAGATAGAGCCTGCCCCGATTGACTTGGTACTGCCACGACCACCAAACGCACCCTTGAACCGCTTTTTGGTGACAAGTAGCGGCTTCATCTTCTCAGCCAGTGCGACAGTAGGCTCGGCGTCTACCTCAACATACCTACCATCAACTTCCTGTAAGCAGGAAACCAGCTCCCCGCCATACGTACCATTAGGGCGATAGAACCCGTAGACCGTTTTCTGTGCCTGCTCAATCTCTCGTATGCGTTTGATTAATTCAATCGCCCGCGCTGCCTGTGGCGCAGTGAGGTTATCGACCGAGGAGGGATTTAAGCTCTGCACGGAGAGACTCAATATCGTCTGACTTGTTGGTGACTTCGGACTTGTCGGAGTAATCGTGTTTGGTGAGTGCTAGCTTGGTGATTGAGGCGTTGAACTCGCCTGATAGCCCGCCTTGTAGGAGTTTTCGCTCCTGTGTGGCCATCAAATCACTAACGATGTCAGAAAACTCGCCCTTATCGTCCTGAGATGCCC